CATATAGAAGATCTAGATTCGCTAATGAAATTTGACGCTAGGAATTTAAAACACACCTATACCTACTCACAAGACGGGCATAGCTTACAAAGTGTAAATGATCCTGAAATGCTTTTATTTCATGTTAAGAATTACTCTGCTACTCAAATAGAAAGTACGTTGAGGTTAGCACAAGCAGGCGCTATAGGTAGTGATTTTTTAGTAAGAGATCTAACATCTGGATCTAACTTAGCAGACACTTTTCACAACTCTAACGACACTATAAACAATTTTATAAAAAGTATTACTGAAGGAGCTGGAAATAGTACTATAGGATTTGACACAGATCTAGAAATCGGTTCTGAATTAAGAGGAAATAAGAATATAGGTTCTTATACATCTAAAGTATTTAGTAGTGTTGTTGCTTCTAGACAGCATTATGAACAAGATAATAAAACTGCTATCTCTGGTTATCATGACGAGTTAAGTCAAAGTCAACTTTACAAATTAAAAATAAAATCTGCTGCTTTGAGAGCTATTCTAAGAAATAATGTATTTGAAATAACTATTCCTGGTACTCCTTATCTAGTGAATCAAGAAATAGGAGTAGGTAGTAATTTAAATTTAAGATATGTAAAACCATCTCAACACCCAGTAGCCCGTACCCAAGCTGATAAAGATCGATCAGGTAAGTTTATGATTTATAAAGTAAGACATTCATTTACTGAAGGCATACATAACGCTCATATGGAAATTGTTAAACTAGCGGATGAAGAATTAGCATGAGAACTATAAACACAGAATACTACGGAGATGATACTCGCTGGTTTGTGGGTGTGGTTAAAGCTATCAATGACCCAGCTAGGTTAGGAAGAGTACGAGTTCGTATATTTGGTATACATTCGCATGTAACTGATCTTATAGCAGATACAGAACTACCTTGGGCTAATGTAGTAATGCCAGTAACTCATGGAGGAACCTCTCAGCAAACTCCTCCTACAGGAATTGGTATTGGGGCTCAAGTGTTTGGAATGTTTATGGATGGTGGGCACTCTCAAGTTCCTTTAGTGTTAGGTTCTATTCCTCATAATGGAGCTTTTCGAGTTAAATATGACGGACCTACAGATCCTTATGCATCACCTGTTAGTTCTAACTCTTTTTTACAGTATCAGGTAGGAGACAGAATTACTCCGGATCTAATATCCAAACTTGAAAATGCAGGAGTAAGACCTGCAGGTCAAACTTTAGATGTAGATCAAGTAAACGCTCTTAATGGTACCACAGCAGGCTCTGGAAAAATTAATTTAAGCTTGATTGGGAGTAGTAGAGCTGAACAAATTTATAATTATTTAAAAGAGTATTTTCAGACTAGAGGTCATAAAACTCCTGGATTTCTAGCTGCAGCCTTTGTTGGAAACTTTATGCATGAAGCTGGTAGAGATCTCAATCCTACAGAGCCAGAAAAAGATCCTACCGTTAAAGGTAGTAGAGGAGGATATGGAATAGCTCAATGGACTGGTAAACTTAGAAGAGTTCCTTTAGAAGATTATGCATCTGATAATAATGCATTTGTTGGTAATCTATCGTTACAGTTATCGTTTGTAGCTCATGAATTAGAAGGCTCTATGTCCTATGTTTATACTTATTTAAAAAATGATCATACAATAGAAGCTGCTACAGAGACAGTATTTGGTAACTATGAAAATCCAGAAGTCTCTGTAAACTTTAAAAACGAAAATGCTGAAGTAAAATCAAATTGGGGACGTTATATGCGTGCTGGAGGAATAAGACAGTTCTTAAAAACTAAATCTAGACAAAGTGGTATTATGACTGCATATAATCTAGAATATGAAGAACGTCTTGCTGACGCCAAAGCTGTGTATAAAGAGTTCGGAGGATAGTATGAGTAACTTAAGAGCAATAAACTCAAAGCTAAAAAGCTTAGGAATTACATCTGGGTTTGATACATTAGCTAAAGAAACTTCAAGTATAGCATCTGCTGTACAAGCTTTAAATTCTTCTAGTTTAGGAAGTACTATAAATGAAAGCATTAGCGGAGTACAGTCTCTTAATACTACTAAAGATCCTAGTAAAGGAGTAACCATACTAACAGAAAATATAACAGGACTACAAAGTCAAATAGTAAAAGATGTAAGCAGTTCAAAATCTGCGCTTGATGCTATAACTGGAACTACTGTTAATAACGGGTTTTTAGATATGGTTATCGCTAGTGGTACAGCCGAAGGTGTAAAGACAGCTATTAATACTATTGCAACTCCTTCAGATAAAGAGTTAGATGGTATACTATCTAATGTAGTACCTAAGCAATACGCAGGTCAAGTAACTGAATTAGTTACTAAAAATTTTACTCAATTTTCAAATGAATTTGCTTCTTCTGTTACAGGGTTTACTTCTTCCTTTTCTAATCTAGTAGGATCTATTACTGGTAATGTATTACAAGATATAATATTACAAACAGATAATACCCCAGTCAGTATATTAGAAAATTTTGGTGTACCGATTGATAGAACAGGAGAAGTTCTTGTTTTACTTCAAAATGATAAATTTAATGATGCTGTAAAATTAGTAGAATCAATTACAAAAAAACCTACAGAAGAAGTAGAGAGACTTTTAAGTACTGTACCTACCTCGTTAAGTGATCAAATAGAATCTAGAGAAGCTGGTAAATCTTCAACTGGAGTTTATGACGTTTCTAGTAAAAATAATAAATGGCAAGGATCTAGTACTCCAACAGATT